CGGCGCGGCATAATGTCCCCACTGCCGGCAGACCCCCCGCGGGCCCCGACTCCGGAGCCCGCCGATGAAAGTGGCGCTGAAACCGCTGTCGTGGCTGAAGCCGTACGAAGGCAACCCCCGCCTGAACGACCAGGCCGTCGAGGCCGTCGCCCGGTCCATCCGCCAGTTCGGGTTTCGCCAGCCGATCGTCGCCGACGCCGGCGGCGTGATCATCGTCGGCCACACGCGGTGGAAAGCGGCGGGGACCCTTGGGCTGAAACGCGTCCCCGTCCACGTCGCCGCCGACCTGACCCCCCAGCAGATGCGTGCCTACCGGCTGGCCGACAATCAGACGGCCGACCTGGCGGAGTGGAACTACGACCTCCTGCGGCACGAGCTGGGCGAGCTGGCCGCCTGCGACTTCGATCTGGAGGCCCTGGGCTTCGAGCCCGACCAGCTCGCCGGGCTGCTGGACGGGGGCCTTGCCGAGGGCCTGATTGACCCCGACGCCGTCCCCGAGCCGCCCGACAAGGCCGTTACCCGGCCCGGGGACCTTTACGCCCTGGGCGAGCACCGCCTCCTCTGCGGGGACGCCGCCGAGGCCGCCGACGTCGACCGGCTGCTGGCCGGCGAGCCGGTCCACCTGGTCAACACGGACCCGCCGTACAACGTCCGCGTCGAGCCGCGGACGGCCGCCGCGATCGCCGCCGCGGCCGGCGGCACGGGATACCCCGGCGCCGAGTGGCAAAAGCGCCACGGCGGCCGGCGGAGGCTGACGCACCACCAGGCTTTCGACGCCGCCCGCAAGCGGCGCCAGCGGAAGCCGAGACGCCGCAAGCTCCGCCCGCGGGACCGCCAGCTCGCGAACGACTACCTCCCGCCGGCGGAATTCGACGCCCTCCTGCGGAAGTGGTTCGGCCAGGCCGCCCGCGCCCTCGCACCCGGCCGGGCCTTCTACATCTGGGGCGGCTACGCCAACTGTGCGAACTACCCGCCCGCCCTGGCCGACGCCGGCCTCTACTTCAGCCAGGCCATCATCTGGGTCAAACAGCACCCCGTGCTTACCCGGAAGGACTTCCTCGGGAACCACGAGTGGTGCTTCTACGGCTGGCGGGAGGGGGCGGCCCACTGGTTCGCCTTCGGCGTGAACAACGTGCCGGACGTCTGGGAGATCTCCGGCGACGCCGAGGCCGATGGCGACGCCGTGGACGTCGGGGCAGGCCTGGTGCTCGAGTCGCCCGGGGGCGGACGGCTGCCGCTGGGCCCTGGCGCCGAGGGCGACGACGCGCGGACCGCCGCGCTGCCGGCCGACGGGACGCTTCGCGTCCGGTCCGGCGGGCCGACCGACGTCTGGCGCGTCAAGAAGGTCACGCCGCAGAAGATGGTCCACCTGACGGAGAAGCCCGTGGATCTGGCCGTCCGCGCGATCCACTGCAGCACGCGCCGCGGCGAGCGCGTCCTGGACCTCTTCGGCGGCAGTGGGTCGACGCTCATCGCCTGCGAGCAGTCGCGGCGCCGGGCCCGCCTCATGGAGCTGGACCCGCTGTACTGCGACGTCATCGTCGCCCGATGGGAGGCCTTCACCGGCCGCAAGGCCGATCGCCAGCGATCTCCGGCGACACGCCGATGCCCCCGCCGCAAGCCGGCCCAGCGGGGGCACAAATGACCCGGCGCGGCAATCCCAGCGCGGCCGACCGGGCCCTCTCGGCCCTCCGGGTGGTGCGCGGGTGCGTCATCGGCGTCCGGGAGGCCGTCGCCGACGCCGGCAAGGCTCGCGGGGCGGCCGCCCGAAGGCAGGCCTTGGCCGACGCCGTCGAGTTCGCCGACCGGGCGGCCGATCGCCTCGATGGCTGCCACGCGAAGCTGACCGCCGCCCTCCGCACCGCCGGAATCTCTTTCCGTCCGGGGGGCCAGCCGCAGAAGCGGCAGAAGCGGGCGGTGCGGGGCAACGCGCCGTACGGATGGCGGATCCGCGACGGCCGGCTCGTGGAAAGCCCCGCCGAGCAGCGGGCCCTCCGCCGGATCCGAACGCTGGCCGACGATGGGCTCAGCCCGACCGGCATCGCCAAGGGGCTCAACGCGGCCGGCTTTCGCAACCGCAAGGGCCGCCCGTGGCGGGCCTGCGGCGTCTACAACCTCCTCCGCCGGCGCAGGCAATAGGGCCCGCCCGACGAGGACGGGCCCTATTGACCCGGGTGCTGGGTTCGCTCGGGCTGCTCACTTCTTCGGCTTGGTCGCCGCGGTCGCGTGAGCCCCGGTCAGCTCGAACGTGTTCGGGGCCGTCTTGCGGAACCGCGAAACCTGCCCCTTGCCGGCAATCTCCCGGATGATCGCGGCGTACAGCGTCGCCGCCGGCGTCTTGCCCTTGGTCGACCATAGCCCGCGCTTCAGGGCCCGGTCGACGATGACCGCCGGGGTGAGCGGCCCGTCGGCGTCAGCCAGCACGATCACCGCCGCGTCCAGGATGCCGCGCGGGCGGCCTGACTTCTTCTCGGCCGCGGGCTTGACCTTCGGCGGGGCCCCGCGGCTTTCCGAAACCTTCGCCCGGGCGTCGCCCTCGCGATCAGGCGCGGCCGATTTCGGCCGCCGCTTCCCCGGCCAGTTCGCGGCCTTGCCGCGCAGCCGCTGGGCCGACTTGACCCGGACGGGCTTCTGTGTTTTGAGATTCGTCGCGTCCCAGCCGCCGCGCGGGTTCTCCCGGTCGATGCGGACCGGGACGACGGACCCGCTGACCTTGCAGCTGTACACTTGACCGACCTTCACGCTCGCCTTCTTCATGACCTGCTCCTTCCGCTGGGGGCCCGACCGTACGCCGGGCCCGGGCCCCGGCGCCCCGACGGGGCGCCCGGGCGCGGGCCCGACCCGCGCCGATCTCAGCCGGTGCAGCCAGGCCGACAGGCCTTCCCGCAGCTGGTGCACGTCACGGTCTCGCCGTCGTCCCGCCAGCACAGATTGTCCATCCGCCGTTCGCCACAGTGGGGGCAGGCGTCTTCCGCGTCCACCAACCCGGCGACGTCGTCCTGGACGGCCGCGGCCAGGGCGGCCACGGCGGCGACATCGGCCTGGCGGGCGGCGTTTCGCGCCCCCGTCGCCGCCTTCACCTCCACGTTCGTGACCGGATCGCCCGGCAGCTCCGAGGCCTCGGTGCCGTCGATCGCCCCGCGAACCGTCTCCAGCGCAGCCTGCAGCGACGCCTCGGCATCGCGGAGAAGGGACAACGCCGCGTTCTTCAACAGATCCTCGCCCCGCGCCACCTTACTGCCGCCCTGCGTTTCGTTCGCCGTCGCGTTCATGACTTGCTCCTTCCGCCTGGGGCCCGGCCGCCGGCCGGGCCCGGACCGTTCGTTACCCGTGCAGCGCGAGGATGACCCGGGGCGTGTAGCCGCATCGCCGGGCCTCGTTGCCGATCATCCGCCGGACCCGCGAGCCCGGCCTCGCCGCCCGCCAGAGCCGGGCCAGCCGCGCCCAGCCGAGGACCTCCACGCGTCGCCGGCCGCTTCGATTCCGCTCGGTAAGCCATTTCGCCGTGGTCATGAGATCGTCCTTTCCGTCGACAAGGCGGCCTTCAGGCCGCAGCCCGCTCGCCGGCGAGCTGCTGGCGGGCCAGCTGCAGGGCCGCCGCCGGCACGATGTAGTATCGCCTCGCCCAGTACTTCCCCGCCCGCTGATAGACCGGCCAGACCTCGTCGGGCGCCAGGGCCCGCACGCGGTAGAGCAGCCGGCGATCGCCGCCGCAGCGGACCTGCGAAAACTCGGCGCTGCCGACGTGATAGCCGAAGGTCTTCCGCGGCCGGCCCGCCCCGGCCGGGCGGACCCAGACGTTGCCCGTCGAGCGGAGCCCAGCGCGGCCCCAGTCGTAGAGCCGATGGCCCGACCACTCCGGCGGGACCGTCGTCCAGCGATCGTAGCGTTCCATGGTGGGGCCTCCCGAGACGCCCCCGCCGGGCCGGCAGCGGAACGAGGAACGCCGGCGACGTCGGGGCCGGCCGGCGGGCGGCGATGCCTTCGTGACAACCGCGTTGTGGACCATGGCGCTCATCGTTCAACCGCGTACATATTACCATGGAATCCCGTTGCGTCAACTGCAAAACCCGGCCCCGATGGCACTTATGAGCGTATCAGCCGACGTGTCCGACAGTTGTGGGCCTAAAAAATCTGCGGAATTCCATGTTTCGGCCTTCCCCGCCCCCGCCGCCGCGGCGCCCGGGCCGCCGGCCCGCTGGCCCGGACGCACGGGGCCTGCCGATAGGGTAGAATGGACGCCCAGCCCCAACGGGGCAGGCCCGCACGGGGGCCAGGCCGATCGGGCTGCCTGACCGGCAGCCGGGCCGCACGTCCGCTCGCGACCGGAGATCCGCATGGCATCGTCGCCGCGCGCCCGCAAGCCGCGTCGGAAACGCCCCCGCGCCCGCCGGCGATCGACCCGCCCCGGCGGGGCCGGTCGGGCGGATCCGGCCGCCCTGCCGATCTCCGAGGCCGCGCGGCTGCTCCGCGTCCCCCCCGACGTGATCCGGCGCCACGTCGACGCCGGCGCCCCGGCCGACCCCGACGGCCGGGTGAACCTGATCCACTACGCCGCCTGGCTCGTGCGGCGGGCGGCCCGTGACGGGCCCGCCCCCTGATCAGAAGCGGGGACCGCGCGCGTAGACCCGCGCCGGTCCCCTTGGGCGGGCGCCACAGAGGAGCGCCCACCATGAGGAAGCGTCGAATACGTCCCGCCCGCCGGGCCACCGATCCGGCAGAATTGCTGACCCGTCGGCGCACGCCGGCGGAGCTGGCCCGGGCCCTCTCGGGGCCCGGCGAGCGGATCGGCGTCGCGACCGTCCGGGAGCACGTGGCGGCCGGGGCACCGACGGACGCCCGCGGCCGGCTGGCCCTGGGCGAGTACGCCGCCTGGCTGATCGACCGCCTGGCCGCCGGCGAGCTGCCCGCCGCGCCGGCGGCGCCCACGCGGTCCAAGCCAAAGGCGACGCGGCCGAAGAAGTGAGCACGGGGAGGCCATGGACCTCGACAGCCTGACCCAGACCGACCTCCTGCGGATCGTCAACGGCACGCCGCTGGGAACGGTCCTGACGCGCAGCCGCCTCCGACGTCACCTCGACGCCGCCGCCCACCGCGTCGCCGGCACGAAGGGCCGGACGATCCATTTCCTGAAGTACCTCCGCTGGCTCATCCTGGAGGCCGAGCGGCCCAGGACCGCCGGCGCGGACTACGCCGAGAAACGTCGCCGCCAGGCCGTCGCCGGCCGCGCCGCCACGAAGGCGGCCCAGGACGTCGCGCCGGTCCCCGACGTCGCCGACTGGTCGCGCCGCGAGAAGTCGCTCGCGTCGCTCCGGACCTTCTGCGAGACCTACTACCCCGCGGCGTTCCGACATCCGTGGTCCGACGACCACCTCCGCGCCATCGAGGTCCTCCAGAACGTGATCACCGGCGGCGGGCTCTTCGCGTTCGCGATGTACCGCAGCGCGGGCAAGACCACCCTGGCCCGGGCCGCGGCGATGTGGGCCCTGCTGGGCGATCACGTGGATTTCGTCAGCTGCATCGCGGCGAGCGAACGGCACGCCCAGCGCCTCCTGATGGCGCCGACGAAGATGAGCATCCTGGAGGCCGCCGACCTGGCGGCGGACTTCCCCGAGGCCCTCTACCCGCTCCGCTGCCTGGAGAACTCCTCCAAGCGCCAGCTCGCCCAGCACGTCGGCGGCCGGCTGACCCACGTCCGCTGGGACCCGGACATGATCGTCTTCCCCACCGTCTGGCCGGAGCACCTTCCGCCGAGCTTCGCCGAGCGCGGCATCGAGCGGGGCGCCGCCCGCGGGGCGATCTTCGGGGCCACGGGCCTGGACGCGGCGAACATCCGCGGCCAGCAGCACACGCGTCCCGATGGGACGGTCGCCCGGCCGGGCCTGGTCATCCTGGACGATCCGCAGACCCGGGAGTCGGCCCGCTCGTCCAACCAGACCGACTACCGCCTGGGGCTGATCAACGGCGACGTCCTCGGCATGGCCGGGCCGGACCGCAACATCTCCGCCGTGGTCCTCTGCACGAAGATCTACGCCGAGGACCTCACCGACCGCCTGCTGGACCCCGAGAAGAGCCCGGCCTGGCAGGGCCAGTGCACGAAGCTGGTCGTGACGTTCCCCAAGAACCTCAAGCTGTGGGACGAGTACGCCGAGCGGCGGCGGCAGTCCATCCAGGCCGGCCGCCAGGGGCGCGACGCCACGACCTTCTACCGCAAGCACCGGGCGGCCATGGACGCCGGGGCCAAGGTCGCCTGGGATCATCTCTACGATCGCCGCAGCGAGCTCAGCACCCTGCAGCACGCCATGAACCTCAAGCTTCGCGACGAGCAGGCCTTCTACGCCGAGTACCAGAACGAGCCGATGCAGGAGCAGCTCGCCGACGAGGTCGTCACGCCCGACCAGGTCGCCGCCAAGGTCAACGGCCGCCGGCGCGGCCAGGTCCCGCTGGCCGCCACGACGCTCACCGGCTTCGTCGACGTCCACGACCGGCTCCTGTTCTGGGCCGTCTGCGCATGGGAGGAGACGTTCACCGGGTACGTCGTGGACTACGGCGCGTTCCCCGACCAGGAGCGGCGGTGGTTCGCCATGCACAACGCGCGGCACACCCTCACGAAGGCCTTCCGCGGGCACGGGGAAGACGGGGCGATCCTGGCGGGCCTGGAGGCCCTGGTCCCCACGCTGCTGACGCGGACGTTCCCGGTCGCCGGCGGCCACGGCGTCCGGCGGATCGGTCGGCTCCTGGTGGACATGGGCTACAAGCCCGAGCTGGTCGCCGCCGCGAAGCACAAGGTCGGCGGGGCGGCCATGGAGCTGTCCCGCGGCGTCGGCATCGGGGCGCGGAACAAGCCGATGTCGGCGTATCAGCGGAAGCCGGGCGAGCGGCACGGGCACCACTGGTACACCCCCACCATCCGCGGCACGCGCGAGTTCCCCCACGTGGCGGTGGACACGAACTACTGGAAGAGCTTCGTCCACCGGGCGATCGCCACGCCGGCCGGGGACGCCGGCAGCCTGAGTCTCTTCGGCAAGCGGCCGAAGGACCACGAGCTGATCGCCGAGCACGTCGCCGGCTCGGAGCACTGGGTGGAGACCGTCGGGTACGGTCGGACGGTCCACGAGTGGAAGCAGCGGCCGAACCGCCCCGACAACCACTGGCTCGACTGCCTCGTCGGCTGCGCCGCCGCCGCCGCCATGGGCGGCTGCCGGACGCCCGGCATGGAGGCCTCCGGCGTCCGCCGGCGGAAACGCTATACCCAGGCCGACCTGTCCGGCCGGAGAAAACCCGCATGACCCAGCGCAAGCGATACAGCGAGCCCATCGTGCCGGGCCGGGCCCCCGGCGACGGCCTCCTCTGCCGCCGTTGCGGCTGTCGCCACTTCCGGACGATCTACACCCGACCCGGGGCCTTCGGGAGCGTCCGCCGCCGCCGCGAGTGCCGCCACTGCGGCCTGCGGATCACTACCGTCGAGAGGACCTGCGATGACCCGAGACCGACCGACGCCGCCGGAGCGGAGCAGCCCGGAGAGGCCGACGACGACCTGGCCGACGCTCCTTAGCTATTTGCCGGCCTGCGCCCGGAGGATCATCGAGGTCTTGCCGTGCGAGCCGAATGGCCTGTCCATCCACGAGCTGGCCGAGGGCCTGCTCGGCCGGCGCGACCCCGTGGCCCTGGGCCGGGTCCGCCGGATGCTCCGGGGGCTGAGCTTCCTGCTTGGGGGCCTGGCGTGCCGGCCGGGGACCGACGATTTCGGGCACGCCGACGTGCACCTCTGGGGCCTCCCGCGGGACACCTACGCCGTCGTGCGGCGCCTCTACGAGGCCTCCAAGGGCCGTTTTCCGGAAAACGGCGCGGGTACAGATGTAGACCCTGACGGTCTACATGTGTAATCGCGGGATTTTTTGCGCGGCCTGGCGCCGACCCGGCCGACAATAGGGGCGACGACGATGCGAGCGGGCGATGGTCGCGCGGCCAGGTGTGCCGGCAGCGCACGATCGCTCGAGACCCGGCCGCACGGGGCCCGTGCACTCCGTGCGGCCGTTCTTTTCGCGCGGCGGGCCCGCGAGGGCGGAGGGCGGCCGCGCGACCGCACCCGCTCGCCGGAACCGACAGGCACCCGGAGGCAGCCGCGATGGCCGCGACCGACCTCGAAGACAGCGTCCTCTCGAACGCCCAGGGCCCCCGCGAGGCCCGCGCCGACGGCGTCCACGTCCGCCAGCACAGCATCGCCGAGCAGATCCGCGCCGACCGCTACTCGGCCGCGAAGGACGCGGTGTGCAACTCCTCCACCAAGCGGACCTTCGGCATCCGCATGGGCGTGCTGGTGCCGCCGGGGGCGTGCCCCACGGAATGATGGCCGGCAAGTCCCGCACAACCCGCCGGGGCGGCCGCCGGGCCGCCCCCGTCCGCCGCGCCCGGTATACCGCGACGGACCTGGCCGAACGCCATGCCCGCATCGTCCGGGCAAGCTGGGACGCCGCCCAGACCCACCAGATGAACCGCCGGCACTGGGCCGCCGCCGATACGCTCAGCCCCAACGCCGCCGCCAGCAGCTCCGTCCGCCAGACGCTGCGGAAGCGGTCGCGCTACGAGGTCGCCAATAACTGCTTCGCCCGCGGCCTGGTGCAGACCCTGGCGAACGACCTGGTGGGGACGGGGCCGCGGCTGCAGCTCCTGACCGACGACGAGTCGCTCAACCGCCGCGTGGAGACGTACTGGGCCGACTGGGCCGGCGCCGTCCGCCTGGCCGACAAGCTGCGGATCGCCCGGCGGGCCAAGTGCCAGGACGGGGAGACGTTCGGCGTCGAATTCACCAACGGCGGCCTCGCCTGCCCGGCCAAGCTCGACGTCCGGGTCATCGAGTGCGATCGCGTGACGACCCCGACGGTCTCGCTGACCGACGACGAGGCCAAGGCCGTCGACGGCATCGTCTTCGACCGCTACGGTAACCCGGCCGTCTACCACGTCCTGAACGACCATCCCGGCTCCGGGGCCGGCACGACCACGCCGTGGCAGAGCTACGCGAAGGTCCCCGCCGCGGGGGTCTACCACTGGTTCACCATGGAGCGGCCCGAGCAGCGGCGCGGCGTGCCCGAGCTGACGCCCGCCCTGCCGTTGTTCGCCATCCTGCGGCGGATGACCTTGGCGACCCTGCACGCGGCGGAGACGGCGGCGAGCTTCGCGGCCGTGGCGCAGACCGAAGCCCCCGCCAGTGGGGAGGCCGCCGAGGTCGACCCGTGGGTCACCATGGAAATGGAAATGAGTGCCATCCCGTTCCTGCCGGAGGGATGGAAGCTCAATCAGCTCCGCGCCGAGCATCCCAACGAACAGTTCGCCGCCTTCCGCCGCGGCATCCTGACGGAGATCGCCCGCTGCCTCGACGTGCCGTACAACGTCGCCGCCGGCGACTCCTCCGACTACAACTACGCCTCCGGCCGGCTCGACCATCAGACCTACCTGCGCAGCCTCGACGTCCAGCGCGCCGAGCTGCAGGCGATCTGGCTGGACCGGCTCTTCGCCCACTGGTGGCGCGAGGCCGTCCGCACCGCCGACTACGGCCTCTACGCCCAGATCGAGCGGATCTTCGTGCCCCACGCGTGGCTGTGGCCCGAGAAGGAGGAGATCGATCCGCGCTGGGTCCGGGCCCGCGCGGAGGTGGTCAAGCAGGGCCTCGGGACGGAGGCGGACTATCACGCCCGCAACGGCCGGGACTGGGCCGAGCAGATCGACCAGCGCGGCCGCGAGGCCAAGGCCCGCCAGGCCGCCGGGCTGCCCCAGCCGTGGGAGCGGGGCCGGTCCGCCGGCGGCGGGGCCGAGGCGGCCGGCGTTGACGACCTGGCCGACGCGATCGCCGAACGCCTGCTGGAGGCACGCCGATGACCTTCGCCGAGTGGTGCAGCCAACACGGCATGGAGATCGCCTCGCTGAACGCCGGCCAGCTCGCCGCCCTCCGCGCGATGTGGCAGCGGACCTACGGCGACGCGGTGACCGACCTGCTCGGCCCCTACCCCAACGAGCACGCCGCCCGGCTGCGCGACCCGAAGGGCTTCGCCAAAGACACCTTTCGCCGCACGAAGGACGGGACGCTCTACGGGCGGATCAAGGTCGCCGCGTCGATCTCGGTGATCTGGGGCAAGCTCAAGGGCAAGGCGAAGGCCTCCGACTACCCCGTCGCCCAGTCCCTGCGCTTCCCCACCTCGAGCTGGACGGCGGCCAAGGCCCGCAAGTGGTGCGACGACCACGACGTCCGCGTGATCCGCTTCGAGCCGGCGAAGAAGTCCGCCCGGACGAAGTCCGCCGGCGAGATGGACCTCTACGCCGGCCCGCTGCAGCGGACGGAGGCCGGCGACGCCTTCGCCGTCGGCGACGACGGGGAGTGGCGCTACTACGCCCCGGCGCAACTGGAGATGCTCGCCGACGCGGAGCTGGACCTCGCGGCGGCGGCCGCCGACGGCGACGGCGACGGCGAAAAACTTCCCACGTTCAAGATGGTCGCCTACACTGGCGGGCTGATGCGCGTGGCAAGCTGGTTCTGGCCGGTTGCGATCGACCTGTCCGGCCTGAAGGTCCCCAACCGCTCGCACCCCGCCCTGCTCCAGCACGACCGCACCGCGATCGTGGGCCACACGACGGAGGTCGAGATCTCCGGCAAGCGGATCCGCGTCGCCGGCGTGGTCAGCGGGACCGGGGAGGCCGCCCGGGAGGTCGTGGGGGCCGCCCGGAACAAGTTCCCCTGGCAGGTTTCGGTCGGCGTGCTCGTCGACCAGGTGGAGTTCGTGGAGGCCGGCAAGACCGCCTCGGCAAACGGGACAACGTTCAAGGGCCCATGCTACGTCGCCCGCAAGGCGACCCTGGGCGAATTCAGCTTCGTGAGCGTCGGCGCGGACCAGAAGACCAGCGCCCGGGTCGCGGCCTCGCCGCCCGATCCGACGCCGCTGGGGGCCGTCGCCGCCGGCGCGCACCCAAGGAGAGCACCGATGAAGACATTCGAGGAGTGGCTCCAGGCGAAGGGCTTCGGGGACGCCGACGCGCTCACCGAGGAGCAGCGCAAGAGCATGCAGGCCTGGTGGCAGGCCGAGTGCGCCGACGCGCCCGACAACCCGCCGACGGAGACGCCGGCCGACCCGCCCGCCGACCCGCCGACGCCGGCGGCCGAACGGCCCGGCGGTGATGTGCAGGCGGCCGCCCCCGCGGGCGCCGAGGCCGAGCGGCAGCGGTGGATCGCCGAGGGCATCCGGGCCGAGGCGGAGCGTCGGCGGAAGATCGAGGCGACGGTGGAGGGCCTGCCCGAAAGCGACCGCCTGGAGGAACTGAAGGCCAAGGCGCTCGCCGGCGACATCACCCTGGACGATCTCCGCGCCGCCGCCCTGGAGGCGGTCAAGGCCGAGCGGGCGAAGGTCACCCCGACCGCCGAGGCGCAGGACCAGTCGCGCAAGGCCCTGCTGGCGGCCGCCTACCAGCAGATCCCGATGCCGGCCGACCGGATCATCGAGATCTGCGGCGAGCAGGCCGTCGACGCCGCCGACCGCCTGCGCGGCATGGGGCTGCAGGAGTTCTGCGCCGCGGCCGCCGCCCTGGACGGCGTGCAGCTCGGGCGCTACCAGGAGGACAAGGCCGGCTGGCTGCGCGCGGCGTTCAGCACCGTGAGCCTCCCCGGGATCCTCTCCAACACGGCCAACAAGGCCCTGTTGCAGAGCTTTATGGCGGTGGAGAGCACGTGGCGCAAAATCGCTGCGATCCGGTCCGTGAAGGACTTCAAGACCGTCACGAGCTACCGGCTGACCGGCGACGCGGAGTTCGACGAGGTCGGGCCGGACGGGGAGATCAAGCACGGGACGGTGGGCGAGCAGAGCTACACCAACCAGGCCAAGACGTACGGGCGGATGTACGCGATCACGCGCCAGACCATCATCAACGATGATCTCGGCGCCCTCAACGTCCTTCCCGCCCGGATCGGCCGCGGCGCGGCCCTGAAGCTGAACAAGGCCTTCTGGACCGAGTTCCTGGACCACAGCTCGTTTTTCAAGAGCGGCAACAGCAACTA